CATTAGTTCTTCAGGATGCCCCCATACGCTATTGCAAGCCTTAAGAATCGTAGACTTACCGGTGCCTGAAGTGTTGTTAATGAGGTTGATAATTGCACCCTTAAGGTTTAAATGCTTAAGCAATGGCGCACCAAATGCAGTAAAGAAGGCAAATGCGTGTGGTTCAAACCCTGGTTGGTTATATACCTGTATAACTTTTTGCCACTCGGCGTAGTCTCCCGTAGGTTTTAAAAACTCAGAGATTGTGCCTGTTGATGCAGACGGTGGGCTATAACTAACTTTGCCTGCTGAAATCTCTTGCTCCCCAAGAATAAACTTGGAGTTATCGTCGGTCCAACCAAATTGATTTCTCATAATTTCTACCTCTGTTTTATGTTGAAGTTCTTTTGTAAACGTAATGATGTACGCCATTACTCTTTTCATCTGCTCTGAATTACCCACAACACCGTGCCAGCCGAGCCGATCTCTAAGTTTTTCAGTAGCCATTACATCAATGACAGGCATTGCAAATTCACGCACACCATCTTTAGGTAAGTGCAACCTTAACCAAATGCATTCACCACGAGATGGATCATGTAGCCGCTTAACAATATATAAGTCGTGTTCATATACGTTTACGGCATCTATGTTACCGGCTTCGTCTTTAAACTGTGCGTATACGCCCCCATTTTTACCTCTGAAGTACGGATACGGATATGACGGAATATCAAAAACCTCTTCTTCACCAGCCTTCGTTGTTTCGACAACAGTGCTCTCTTCTGCAACCGCAATCTCTGAGCCCAACTGAATCGGAGAAGATATCTTGCCTTTGTGCTGACACTCTTTACACCCTGAAGGATTGAGCTTTTCAAAGGTTTGGCACGTATAGGGTCCCTTGGTTTGATTCGCCTTGCGTTCGGTGTTCTCCGGCGAGTACTCAGGGTGCCCTTGTGAAATCCTGTGAATTGCTTCATCTTTGTCTACGCAAACTGCCGCTATCGACAGACCTGCTCTCCATAGTGGTTCTTCAATTGTGTCTTGGTTTACTGCAATGTTTTCAAGCTGGGCGCAGCCTTGCCCATTCATGGTTTTAATCATGATGGTTTTAAATCGGCTTTGCTTGTTACCTAGCAGTGCTTGAGTCATCTCATTGAGCTGACGTGGCATCCAATCAGGTGCAATCAACACACCAATATTTTGTTTAATAGCCTCAAATGGCAACTCTTTAGATACAGCTAGTAACTCTACTGGAAGCGGTGGGTCTTGTTTAAAGTTAAATGTTTCAGGTATCCGCAATATTGAGGCGTTATCTGCGGTGCGTGACGGGTCAGCTGCAAAGCCATGATCTTCGCATAGTGCTTTTAACCGCTCGGCTACAGGCTTCCAGTCTTTACGACCAACTACTTCCTGTAATCTCCAGTAAGCATGAACGCCCCGCCCTGAGTTAACAATGGTTGGTAAAGGTATTTTAATCTTATGACAGAACTCTTTAAGAGCACTAAGTCCTGCAGCTTGATCTTCGTACGGCTTACCTACTCCACAATCAACATCAACCCAAAAAGCTTTAATAAGATTGCCGTTTGGTTGGATACGTCCCTGTTTAGGGTCTTCATACTTAGCACATGCAAAATAAGCATCATACTTCTCAGCTACCAACGTATTCACTTCAGCTTCGACATCTGCCAAAGTCTGAAAGAAGTTTTGTCTTGGTGGTTTATCGCCTTCTTGCCGCAAGCCGACTGTACAATACCAGCCTTCTCCCTCGGGCGGCAAAACTGCTACCAATAGGTCTCTGATTGCCATTAGTTATATTTAGTAAGTAATTTTTCTATTTTCCTAACTTTGTCTTTGTTGGGTATACCAACTCCGGTAAACCAGTTGTATATAGTCATGCGGGTTACGCCTAACTTTGTAGCAATGGTTGATACCGGAATATCGTTGGCAATACAATACCGCCCAAGCTGGACCCCAATGTTTTTGGAATCAGCAGCTTGGTTGGCTTTTACAAGACGAAAGCTATACCCTCTAAGACTCATGCTGCGTCGTCATTAGACCAGTCGCCCATTACGGCTTTGAGATCACGTTTAGGAGCGGGCTCAGCAGCTTTTTTATCTGCACGCTTAGTTGGCTCAGCAATTACTTCTACTGTTCCAGCTTCAGCTTTTACTGCAGGAGCTTCTAGCTTTTTAACTCCATCAACTTGAGCTACGGTCATTGTGATTGCAGACTTAGCAGTCTTAGTCTCGCCTTGCTTCTTGGCAACTTCCCATTCATCCTTCTCAAGGAACCGCACTGGACGGAAGAACAATTTGCCTACAGTTGAGTCCTCGTCAAAACGCATTTCAGTTACTAGTGTGTTTAAGTTGTAACCTTGTGAGCCAACATAACGTACATACTGATCAAATGGCATGTGGTCTAAATCGCCTGGTTTTTTGGCATCATAGAAGATTGACTTAGACTGCAAAGTCATTTGATACACGTCACCGTTTAAATCTGCAGCAAGAGCCACAGCAATACGGCGGTTTTTACGACATGCTTTGGTACTGCCTTGACCGGAACCAGCTATGTCTTGTGGGCAGTTCATGCACATTGGGCTTTGTGGTTCTTTAACAGAGGCGTCAGGGCGCTCACCGTCATTAGACCAGCAGTCAGGCGGGGCAGCATCAGCCTTGGGATCCCATGCTTTAGCGTAGAACGTGCGAGATACATTGGGTGAAGCGTTAACAATAACAATCTCCATCTTGCTATTGTTGCTCTTAGAAATCTCGGCGCCGTTTACTTTCAAAATAAACTTGTTATTGCCAAGGGCAATACGTTTTACACCGGTACCACCACCCGTTAAGGCACGGGTTACTTCATCAATCTCTACCTCTTTGAGGTAGTCAGGTAATTGCTGGTTAAACAAAGCGACGTTGCTCATTATTTTCTCCTAGTTACAATAATTGCGTATGTGCTATCCACATTTAAACCGGCGGGATGCAAGTCCGGATTCTCCTCCAAAAACTGCTTCATATTGGTTTGTTGAATTCTTCTTTCCAGTAACTCAGGCGCATTGTGATCCACAATAAACTTGTGAAAACGTTCCCAGTCATTGGTTGTATAACGTTGTTTGACACTACGTCTAGCCAAACCGTGTGAGGTTTTTAAACTAGTAGCATCAATAGTTTTAAGTATGTCAAGCAGCTCTGCTTGAACAACATCTAGCTGTGCTTCTAGATCAGCCTTCTTATCCATGTAGCTTCGATAATTAGCTTCTGAAGCATCCCGTATTTTTATGTAAACTTCTACAAGTTTTTCAGCGGATGCAGTGCCTTGGACTTCTTGTTCCATATAAATTCCTTTAGGTTAAACGCTGGTCTTTGCCAGTTAAATCATATTAAAACTATAATTTGACTTTGTCAACTATTATCAAGCTCTTGTCTGTACAAGTCAACTATTTTTTCATGCGCTTCGAGTTTATTTTGCAACATTTGATATAGCCGTGTCTCTACGGGACTACCCTTAATATGCACAATAGTCATTGCGTTCTTCTGTCCTTGCCTATCTATACGTGCATTAGCTTGCAAGTAAGTCTCTATAGAGGTTACTGGAGCATACCAAATAATAGTGTCTGCGGCTGTTAGTGTTATCCCGTGGGCAGCAGCCTGTGGTTGTATTATTAATACCCGTGGATTAGGTTGTTCTTGAAATAATTTAAATATTTCTGTGCGTTTATTTACAGGAACTTTTCCATTAATTACTTCACAAGTTATACCTACCCCTTTTAAATGTGTTTTGAGTAGCTCTATAGTGTGAGTAAATGGTACAAAAATAAGCACCTTATGACTTGCTTCTAGTATTACTTCTTCAATAACACGTAGACGATTACTAACATCAAACTCAACGACAGCACTGGTATCAGAATAGACAGCCCCACCCGATATTTGTAAAAGTTTATTAAGCTTAACTGCTGCATTAACAGCGCTAACTTCTTCACCATCCGCTGCCATAAGCCACTCGTCTTTGAGTGTTTTGTAGTATTTCTCCTGTTGCGTAGTAAGGGGGGCGTCCCGAAAAACATGTGTGACCTCCGGCAAGTCTAAGCAATCTTCTTTTCTAAATCTGATTGCGGGTTGAAGAGCGTTAAATACAGTTTGATCTGCATCAGGTTTTGGCAACCATTTAAATTTGCTAATGTTTATCATGGTTTGATCTCTAAATGCCCCAAAGAATCTAGGTACATTTTGTGGAACTATTAATTTACCTAACCCAAAAGCATCTGTTGGACTTTGTGCTGCTGGTGTGCCAGTCATCATCCATACCCATGTGCGTGGAGTCATGATGTAATTCATAGTTTTCCAACGATTAGTTGTTATTGTTTTGTACGCATTGGCTTCGTCAATAATTATTAAGTCAAAGTTTTGTTTTGCAATATCGTCGGCTACGATTTCTACACCGTCATAATTAATAATGACAAACTCCGCATCGCTCTCAATAATTGCTTTACGTTTATGTCTATCTCCGTACGCTACACCTACTTTGCGGTGCATTACAAATTTAAACAAATCAGCTTGCCACGCTGATTGCATAATAGATAAAGGGCATACGATAAGCACACGATACACACGTTTTTGCTCCATCAAATAATCCGCAGCCCATATAGCTGCTGCAGTCTTACCGGTGCCTTGTTCGTTAAAACAAAATGCTCTTTGATTTAGTGTAAGAAAGTTAGCAGTGTCTTTTTGATGTTCCATTGGCTTGTGCAAACCAGGCCATTTGTAGTCACGCAATATTGGAGATGGTACTTT